ACTATCACAGACGGTGCATATGCCAGTTTATTGTTTGAACTTTTTGGAAAAGAAAGAGTTCAAGCCGAACTTGAAGAGTTCTTAAAACACGATTTCTTTCCAAGAGTCGGTGGCGGTATTGGCATGACAAGAATGATCAGCGCATTAGATAAACAATCTATTTCTGAGTCAATAGAAAATATTTAAATGATCTGGGGTGGCGGAAAAGGTAGACGCAATGCACTGTTCATGTATTGTCCATAAGGACGTGGTGGTTCGAATCCACCCCCCAGAGCCAAAAGAATATTTATAAATGTTTTTTATAGCAGCACCATTTGGAAACTATTTAAAGTTCAATAATACACTTTCTGTATCTGGTACATGGACACTGAAATCCAGGCCAGGCAGATTTAAACAAATAGCCAAAACACTTCGTTATACAAAACGTGGCTGGGTAAATAAATTAGGTTTAAGAAATAAAGGTATTGATTATGGTTTAAAACACCATGGAGATGTACTAAGTATTGCGGCAATAGAGCAGGCCGATTGGTATGAACTTCATAAAAAAATACCTAAAGACATGAGTGTTGAAGTTAATCTTGGTTGTCCAAATGTACAACCTAATTTATTTCCGGGTTTTGCCAGTTTTACACGTGATTCTCGAGAATGGTGTATAGCTAAGATTCCTCCAACATTTGAAGAAAAAGATATAGACTTTGTAATACAATCAGGTTTTAAACAAATACATGCTTGTAATACTATACCGACTAAAGATGGCGGACTAAGTGGAAGAGAAGTCATGCCACATACTATCAGAATATTAAATTATATAAAGAAAAAACATTCTGGTATAACAGTCATAGCCGGTGGTGGAGTTACAGAATTACTACACGCTCAATATTACATAGATGCAGGAGCCGACCATATAAGTTTAGGTACTATCTGTTTTGCACCCTGGAAAATCAAAAAGATTATAAATAACAATACACTCATAAAAACCTAGGAGAATAAAATGATTGTCACTGAAGCAATGCTGGTGAGTATGGAGGAACTCCAGAGACACGCCGGCGACATGGAAAATCATGTTAAAAGTATGATGGAGGAAGAAGGCAGACGTCATGGTCTTGAACTTGACCGAAGACGAAATGCTCGAGAACTCTGGAATGAATTGAATAAACATATGGCTAATCCACCTGCACCAGCCGCAGTTGATCACGAAGGTGTAACTTATGCCGAGCATACACATCCTGATGGAACAACTCATGCACACCCAGGAGGAGATATGCCACATCATCACCATGAAGATGGAACAATGCATGATCATGAAAATGGTGATGTGCCACATCATCACGGACCAGACGGTGAAATGATTGCCGATGAAGGTGATATGGTAATGGAAATAGTAGAGGAAGCCGCAGCTATGCCAGATGACGGTGTTGTGGAAGTTGAAGATGATACTGACGGTAACGCAAAGAGCTAAAGAGTATCTTCAAAAAGTAGGCGAGCCTAATGTATCTCTCTCTGTAAAAGGAGGGGGATGCTCAGGTTTTAAATATGAATGGGGTACTACAGATAAAGAACCAACTGTTGAAAATCTGTACTTGGATCCCATGGCCGAGATGTTTGTTTTCGGTTGTACCGTAGATTATGTAGAAGAATTAGGTGGAAGTTACCTAGCAGTATTAAACCCAAATGCAAAAGCTCAGTGTGGATGCGGTGAGAGCTTTGCAGTATAAAGGATTATTAAACAATGGAATATTTTTTAGTAGCATTAATGACACTTATAGATCCAGTTTTTGGAACACAAAACGTATACGTTTTCACTAAACCTCACGCAACAATTCAAGAATGTAAGATGTACGCGGTTGCAAATATACCAGCAATAAGTGAAACTCTGTATAAAAATTTTGGTCCAGATGATAAACCCTCAATGATTACATGCGTGACAAAAAAGACTATTGAAGAATTTGCAATACCAGCAGAAGCTTCTACTGGCGAAAATATCTAATTTAATAAATAATCAGACTTAAACAATAACATACGGAGAAATTACTATGGAACTAGTAACTCTTTGGATGTGTATCGGATTTTTGTTCGCTGCATATTCAGTTATTGCAAATGATTCTGTACAGACTCTGGGTACATGGATCGCGAGTAATAATGAAAAAGTAAATTGGAAAATAATGTGGGCTGCAGCTTCTGCAGTGCTCCTATGGGCATTATGGTACGGATGGTATATGCATGGCGGTGATATATCATACGGAAGATTAAATAAAATACCGTTTCAAGAAATCCAATGGTATCACGCAATGGCACCTGGATTATTGCTATTATTAACAAGAGTAGGCGTACCAGTGAGTACGTCTTTTTTAGTTTTATCAGCATTTGCATCTACTTTTGTTTTAGAAAAGATGTTGATGAAATCTATGATGGGTTATGCAGTTGCAGCTGTAGCAGCATATGCGTTATGGATTGGTATAACTAAAATACTTGATGAAAATAAACCTGTCAAAGAAGAACATAAAATCTATTGGAGAGTAGGTCAATGGTTTACTACTGGTTTTCTTTGGTGGACTTGGCTATCTCATGATATGGCAAACATTGCTGTATTTCTTCCAAGAGAAATACCAACAGATCTAATGATAGCAATAAGTGCAATCTTTGTAGCAGGTCTCTGGTACATGTTTAGAGAAGGTGGAGGTAAAATCCAAAATATCGTGCTTGAAAAACATAACACACGTTATGTAAGAAGTGCAACCATGATTGATGGTGTTTATTGGATCATACTCTTCTTCTTTAAAGAACTCAATGATATACCTATGTCAACAACATGGGTGTTTGTTGGTCTTCTTTGTGGTAGAGAACTTGCAATGGCCACTGTTACCGGAAAAGAGAAATTTAAAGTGGTATTTCCTTTAATCGGTAAAGACTTCTTGAAGATGATGGTAGGGCTTGCCGCGTCCGTCGGTGTGGTTCTATCAATACATTATGTTATAGTTCCTAACGGACTGTGACATTTATATCACACTCTACAAAAAAAATGCAGTTTTTTTCAAAAAGGCTGCATTTTTTTGTTTACATTCAGAAAAAACTGTGGTATACTAGTTATATAAGGTAAATAAAAGATGGAGAAAAAAATGAAAATACTTACCGATAATGGATATAAAGCAATAAACACAATTCTTAATAGAGAAGAGTTTGTGAAGATAGTTAAAGACTATGCTACAAAAACTGAAAACCTACATGAAAATGGAATGGTTAACTGGGATTACGTAGATGCAGATCTACATTTAGACAACTGGGTCACTAGGATACCAGCTAATAAGTACTTCCCTTGGTTCAATGAAGCCGCTGAAGAATATTCAGTAGAAACTCAACAAACTATAGGATTAATGATATGAGTGTAATTTATTTAGATATGGACGGAGTTCTTGCAAACTTCTTTGAGAAATGGGCAGAACATTTCGGTAAGAAACATTGGAAAGATATTCCAAACAAACAAGCGGCAGCAGCCGAATTAAAAGGAACTGATTTCTTTTATACATTACTTCCTTTTGAAAAAACTCAAGAATTAGTTTACCATGTTAGAAAAGTTGCCGAAGAAAACAACTTATCATGGGGAATCAATTCATCACCACTTAGAGGTGATAGAGATAACTCAGCTTATTGGAAGCGTAGATGGCTTGAAAAAAATAACATCATGCCTGAAGTTGAAAACATTGTTTTCACAGGTCAAAAAGAAAACTATGCAGTTACCGATTATGACGGCATGCCAAACATCTTAATTGATGATAAACCATCAAACATCGATAGATGGGAAGCCAAAGGCGGTATCGGTATCAGATACCAAGCTAATAAGGATTCTTTAGATTATTTAAAAGATAAGCTTAAAGCAGCCATCTACAAGTTAGAAGATATATAAATAACTGCATGGCAGAAATATTTGATTTTGGCTTTACAGCCGTAACAGAAGAAGAATTAGAAGCAGTACAGAAAGCCACCAGCACAGCAGCTGCGGTGGAGTCGTCTGCGTCTGAAACTAAAGAAAGACTGGATAAGCTATATAACGCTATTCAACCTCTTTTGACGAACCTTAAGGCAAATCCAGAGAAGGAATATATTCTCTGGCCAAATCGCCTTGAGAAAGTAGAACAATTTGAAGATTACATACAGGGGATTTATAATGGGAAAAAAACGTCATAGCACTGGATACACCTCAAAAGGTGAAAGAAGAAACGTAAGCAAAGCTACCAAAAAAGCAGTTCGTAGAGAGTATTTGGAGAATGGGAATGTTTTGTTTAATAAATTTGAAGCATGGAAAGCAGGTAAAAACGTGATGATCACCATGCCAAATCCAAATAAAAATGAAACGAATAAAAGATTTATTCGAGTCAAAGCAACACAGGTTTGGGGTAATCCAAACTATGTGAGAAAAAAATCAGCATAAGGAAAAACAATGGCAGCAGCAAATTTCGAAAAAGCACTTGAAACTATTTTACATCATGAAGGCGGATTTGTAAATCATCCAAGAGATCCAGGTGGTATGACAAATCTTGGAGTTACAAAACGAGTTTGGGAAGAGTGGACTCAGGTTGAGGCATCTGAAAGAGAAATGAGATCTCTTACACCTGAAAAAGTTGGTCCTCTTTACAAAGCTCGATACTGGGATAAAGTAAAAGGTGATGATCTACCTTCAGGTTTAGATCTTGCAGTGTTTGACTGGGCAGTAAATTCAGGACCCGGACGAGCAGCAAAGAAACTTCAGGCTATGATTGGCACTGCGGTTGATGGTGGAATCGGTCCAAATACATTGAAGAAGCTTGCTTCTCATGTTAAGAAAGAAGGAATAAAGGAAACCATTGAAGAGTATACAAAAGTCAGGCAAGATTTCTATGAGTCATTAAGTACATTTGACGCATTCGGAAAAGGATGGACTCGCAGAAACAATGAAACATGCGAACTTGCATGTTCCTGGGCTAAGTAATGGAAATCATTTTAACTTTATGGGTAATAGAAATATGTGTAAATTTATTGCAAACATCATCAGCTGGCCTTGGGAATTAAAACACGAGGATTAGTATAATCCTGGCGTATTAGTTGCAATCCATACAGGCTTGCAGTATGCAGTAGCCTTATGTTCATCGGGAACTAGAGAATTATGTCTGTAGTTCCCATATCTTTTTACAACTCTTGACGCGAAATATGTACAGTCGTTTATGTCTCTAAAGTACATAGGATTTCTTTTTAACTCATTATCACCAAGTATAAGCACAAGTAGAAAAGCGTGTATCATTTAAATGGATCTTTCCACTTATCTTTTTTTCTAGCTATCTTAGGTGTTTGACTTAATGTCATTTTAAACTCTTCCTTTTTAGGCAACTTTGCTTCATTGTTTTCTAGTTTTTTCTGCTGTTC